AAATAGTTACGGGAAAAGGGGATGGTTTTAGAGGATATGGAGCCAAAGGAGAAACAAACTCTCGCGGCGGCAAGCTGGGCAAAGGCGCCCCTCCAATAGAATTAATTGCCGGCAATTATGATGGCTCTAGCGAGACTATGAAATTTGAAATGACCGGACTTCCCACCACAGAGAGCATCCCCAATTTGCAAGGCATAGCGATGGGAGAATTAACAGCGGATAGTTTGTTAGAATTGAGTGAAATTATTGATGATATGTGGAGTGTAATTTATGGTTTTGCGATAGAACAAATGACCTTTAATGCTATTGTAGGCTCCGCATGCGCCGGCGCCGCAACTTCGCCGGCAAGCAATGCCGCGTTATTTCCAATTGGAGCATATACACCCAAAAATGTTGCGATGAAGACGAGGTTTATCGGCGCGGCATGGTCCAACAGAGCTAAAAAAATGATGTGGGAAAGCTATTATTTAAAACCATATGGTTATAAATATATTGTTAGTAGAAATGTGTTTTCAACGTAATTATTTAAAATAAGAGAATAAAATGGCCGAATCAAAATTTTTGAAATTCCAAGATAAAGATGGTAATGGTCTCATCGATGTATGCGATGATGTACTTGATATACCAGAAGCAAAAAACTGTCCAAGTTGTTTAAAAAATCCTGCCGCAGTCGTCCCTAATTGGCTAACACGGACTCGATATGAACCTTTTCTGAACGAAAGAAATTGCTACTATCAAATAACACTTCGCAGCAAACACACAACGACGATTGATGAAACCTTGTTGGAAGAAGATGCCGTCACACCTTTAAGTTCTGAAAAAGCAGAGAGTGCAATTGGAGAAAGATTTGAAGAATATGTGACTGAGGCTATCGAAGCGCTGTTAGACTATTACAATAAAGATGATTCCGATAGTTCGATGTTGGCCATTAAAAGCGTAATTGAATATACTGAATATGATTTAGATCCGCGTCCTAAATCTCGATTAAAGTTACTTTATTCTGTGCCGTTTGATGATTTAAATGCACTTGAAGATGCATCTGATGATGAGGAAGAAGAAGACGAGGGAAGCGAAACAGAAGTTACATATGAGCCAGCAGACTTAGAAGTAAAGTTGATTCGTCTTCGTAAGACGTTAAATCTATATAGTAGACATTTAAAGGTTTATAGGGGCGTCGATGGAGGAAATCTATATTTCCTTGATTCAGGGGCTGTGTTTAATTTGGGTGATTATGGAGATCTAGGATTTCGTAACAACAGCATAACCTCCGATTTATTGCCGCAATTAGATGAATTTTTAAGACAAAAGGGATACGATCTTCCTGGTGTAGGAAATCCTTTTAAAGCTATTGGAAAAGATAAGGTTCAAAAATTAGAATTTAAATTTAGTAAAGAATATGAGTTAAAGAAATTAGCCATCTATACTGTACAGTGTAAAGAGAAACCTATTATCTTTACTAAGAAGCTCAAGCCACTCTTGAGTAAGTCAGCGTGGAAAGATAAAACCGCGCTTGCATATTTTGCTCAATTAGATAATATAGACAGCGATATACAAGCACGAGAGCCTAAACCATGGCTAGAGTTTGTAGAAGAATACACATATCCGAAAATTTATTCTTCGGTAAATGCTGCTTATTCGAATACTGATCCCGTCAATAGTGCGGGAAGTTGTATAGCTGGTGCTTTAGCCAAAGAAGGGAAACAACTGGGCCAAGATATTCTTGATGATGTTTTTGGCATTGGAGACGCCATCGCTCATCGTTTTCATAAAAATTTATGTGTTAGCGACCTTGAGGAATTAGCCGAACTCGAAGTTAAAATGGGATTAGTATATGATCCTAAATATGATGAAGAAGGCAACATAATCTCTACGCATACTCCCATGGGCGCTTATGCTAAGCAGCAGATGTTCGATGAAATTTTCGATGACGATAGCCCTTGTGCAGTTTTATATCCTTTTCTTATGATTGCTCTCGGCGTACCCATTAAAAGCGTATGGAAAGTTGCGTTTGATCCTATAAAATTCTGTGGATTATTAGATCTACTTTTGGAGGCAGTCAAATGCCTCTTCAAGGGCGTATCTTTAGAAGAGGCATTGGGAAAAATGTTAAAGGCCGCTCTCCAGGCGATGTCCTTAGAATATTTTGGGGATCTTTTCATAGGCTTGCCTCCCGACAAACAAGCAGAATTAGACGCTCTCGTACAGAAAAACTTAGAGAGTGGTAAGGCTTTTAAGTCTAAAGATCCGGGCGAAGTCGGAAGCCAAGATACCTCAGGTGATGAGCTATCAGATGCTCCAGTCGTGGGCAATTTTGAACCCCCCATTAAGGATTGGCTAAAACCTTGGCAAGATCCCGAAGCGATAGAAAAAGAAAAGAATGCGAATACCGAAACTAAGTCAACAGACAACACCCTATCAGCCGAGCTTGCCGCCGACGCGGCTATGGAACCTCCTCTCGCCACGTATCAAGACCAACAAGAAGAAGAAGAAGATCAACAAGCAAAGCGCGCCGAACAAACGTTAGATTCCTCCGTTATTATGGAAGCCTACATTCTTTCTCTCTTGGAACTTTATGGGGATAATTTATTGGGGCTAGCGGATATGTTAAACAAATTTCCAGGCGCCCAAATTATCGCCAATGTAATTGCTCTAATGAGATGCCCGACACCTCCCGTTCGTCCTGATTTGATGGACTTTCTTCACAGTTTTGAGTTGCCTTTTTGTCGCGACCAACAAGAAATTGTTCTTCCTCGTTTGTGGAATCCCGCGGAATGGTTTTCAAGTTTAGCTGATCTATGGAAGGCACTATGGAATATAATCAAATTAGAAATTCAAAAGTTAATTTTAAAAATTCTTCTTAAATTGATGATTAAGATTTGTGAATTAATAGGGAGTGCCATTTGCAAGGCTTTAGAAACAGTAGGGGATTTAGCTGCAGCATTGCCTGCTATGGCAACCGGTCGAACTACCTTCTCTGATGTAATACGGGAATCTATCTGTGGGGAGGATGCAGATCAAGAACAAATAGACGATACGATTGTTGATATGGTATCCAGTCTCGGCGTGGGAGGCGCTGCGTTGGCAGACACAGATCAAACCCTAAGCTTTGCGGAAGATATTTCAGCAGCTACTACTAGAAATGAATTAATGTCGGCATTTCTTGGGGAACCTTCAAGTGACTTTTTAACTATCGTTAGTGAGATTGTAGAATTTGAATATCCTGATTATCAAGACGCTTTGAGTAACAAAACCAAAGTTGGTTCTCTCTTTAGAAATATGGGCAATTTAATGCCCGTTGAATTTAAAGCTCAGATGAAGGACTTTATTGAGACTCTCCCCGAGAGTGATACGATGCCAGCTAACCCCACATTGTGTGCGACCCCTGAACAGTTAGAAAATTTTCAAGAGTTAAGGTGTGAGCTTTTATCCGGCAGAGCAACAAAAGAACAATGCGATAAAATGTTTGACAATATGCAGGATCGATCACTGGATGACTTGGAGCAACTAGCCAATGTATTACAGGGAGGCATACCTGATTATATAGCTGCTAATATGCCGCCTATTATGTCAACGCCCGGTTGTGATGATGGGCTCGTACCATATGAATCAGAAGAAGCTGCGAACGCTACTAGTGCTGCGTTGGGACACGGCTTAGAACAATTAAAAATGGACTTTTCCTACGATATGCTAGGAAATGGTCCAGGCGAAGCAAATTGGGGCTTTATCAATATGGTGCTAAGCGATACGATGGGCAATCCCTATACGGCTCATCAACGAAAGGCATTCTTCCGCAACAGACGATATGTTGATTTTTATGTAGATTTAGATAGTGACAACGGCGACACCGACGACGCCGACGACGACGTAGGTAAATTCGCCAAAATTAAGAAACAGAAAGGCGCATATCCCTTACGTGTCGCAGGCTGGCTCGAAGATTATCTTGTTGCCATGGCTAGTGTTGGGGTTTCGTTTGCATCAAGTAACGATACCGAGGGAGAGGAAGTCTTCCGGAAGGGATTTGATGAGTTTGGCATTTCTAGCTTTCGCGGGAGTCCCCAACATCTCTTAATGTTACCCGATATGGGGTATAATGTAGCACGCACGGTAGACATAGAAAACGAGAAGGTTGTGTTTACCCGGGAACCACGCAAAGCAGAGCCCGACGTAACGTTGTCGTTTGTGGACAATTCTGGTGGTAGAGATGTGGCCTTTAGCTACGGATTTGATTTAGGAATGTATTTATCCGATACTTATGAATCCGGGAGCACTTATGTCAATAGGTTTAGCGATAACGCTCGCATTATGTTAACTAATAAATTAAATACGGCCGTCACACCGTCAATAGGTGCCATCTATACAAGCGACGAAGACGCCGAAGAGTCGGACTCCACCGAAGATATTATCTTGAATAGAGAGTTTGAGTTTTTGGGAGTTGATGATACGTTAAGCGAATTAGATACTACAAATTATACAACATTTTTAGAAGCATTTGTTACCAAGCAGAATTATATGCCACAAGTGCTTTTATTAAGAGAGATAATAAATGAAAGAGGCGGAAGCATTTCGAACGCAGCAGCAAAAACAGCACATGATGAAATTATGTCTTTTGTGTCAACTGAATTCATTACGACCGTTTCTCAAAATACTTCTTCTTTTGTGTATGGTGCTCTCTTCGATAGCTTAACGCCAGATGATATTAAATATGTGGTAGACGAGGGACAAACAGAATCTTCCGCAGGTACTGAATATTTTGAAGCAGAAGTGGACGATGGCGATGGAGGTACACGAAATATTAAGAATGACGATCAAATCATGGGAATTAGCAATATGCAATATGAACGAGGCGAAGAGGACAATAGAGTAATTTATTTAGATCCGATTCAATATGGCGGCAGTTATATGAACCCCCCTCTTTATATCAAGCCTATAAAGAATGAAGGATGGATGGGATTTGTTGATGTAATGTTTCCGGAATTGAGTCCTTGTAAGCCCTTTAGGACCGATCTGATCGATTTTGATGATATCAATGACAAGATTGACGAAGTATATCCTAATATTGCCGAAGATCAAAGACTGTTGGGAGATCCTGATTGTGTAGTAGAAAAGCCATATAATAGAATTTTAGAAAGAGCATCGGCTGCTGGTTTGCAAGGCTTGATTACTGCCGCAATTAGAATATATGCTAGTACTCATTTTATGAAATCATTAGCAACTTTCACCAAGTTCTATCCTAAATTTCCTGAGACATTTAGTTCTTTGTATGCTTCTTATATTGTTGAACGAATGGAGAGAGATTTTAAGGATGCACAAAAGTCTTTTTGGGAGTTTTTCAACCCCTTTAAGGATGAAGAATTTTGGTTCGCCTTTTTAGAACAATCAGTGCAACTATGGGCACGTCGAGTAGATGACGGAGATATTACAGATCCGTCGACTGTAGCGCTTGCAGCCTGCAACACCCTTAATAACATGCAAGCAAAATATGATTACCCAGATAAACAAGATTTGCGAGAGGCAAAAGGATTGGACGATATTGCTGTGGCAGCCCTCGAAGGTGCCGCCGTCGCCGCCGCAGCCGGCGCAACCCCGGGTATCGGTGCCATTGCTGGTGCTAGCGCAGCACGTGTTGGTACGGTAAGTATTTTTAAGACGCTTAAAAACTATCGCTCTGAGAAAAATCTTGAAGCAGTTCAAGAGACGGAAGAATATGCGAAACTGGTCCTTAAAGAATTGGTGGTAGAACAGTTAGAATACATGGGAGAGAAATTTATTACTAATCTTGAGCTAGTAGGAATGACCCCAGACATATTTAATCTAGATTATTTTCTCTTTACTAATTTGGCCCAAGGTGGTATAGATTTAGATCTTAATAAAGAAATCACTGAAGAAGTAGCCGACTTGCCTGATGAAGAAGAGGACGAATTATATACTGCTGGCGGAGAGTTCTATATTTCTGAGAAAAATGATGCTGAGACTGAGTATGAAGAGGGCGATGAATATGCAGGATATTATCATGCAGTTAAAGATGAAGAAGGAAATCTTCATTATATGGCTGGAGAGTTTCATACTGAATTGGCGCATGATGTTTTAACACCGTTTGCTAGCAAAGTAATCGTACCGATTGGCGATGTAGAGGAGTTTCCTTACTCTCCCAGCGCCGATGCCGAAAAACCGTTTGTAATAGAAAAATATATTAAAATCAATGATGCTAAGTGGAACCCGACAGACGCCATCACTCAAATTAAGTCTAATGACAATACTTTATTAATATCGGATGTATATCCTGGCAATTTAGAAATTGTGTATGATAGTGACGACGCTGCGGTTGGAATAGAAGGAGAGTTGGGGGTAAGATATGGTTTGTTGTTTTCGATTATAATAGGAGGCACAAAATATGAATTAGCCACTTCTGAAATAGATGCTTTAGATTTGCCTATTGGATTGGTAGCGCCTTTTGATGGAGATAGCAAAATGTTATTATGTTTGATTAATCTTCTTACACAAGAAAACACTTTTCAATTGACCTCTCGTTATATTTTCCCGCTCTCTAAAATTACAGCCATGATAGCAATTTATAATGATTTTGCTTTTTTGCCATCAATTGGACAAATTACTGTTGCTAAAGGAGATATCAAGACAGATACTATTGAAGACAAGCCAGGCTCTTATGTATCAAGTGTGGATGAGGACACGGGGATCCCGATTGTCGAACCTGGAGAGGACGGTTGGGTAAACTATGAAGATCGTCCTCAGTTTACTATGTTTGTACTAACATGGGATGAGTGGGATCAACAATTATTACGCAATTCTAAAAGTCGTATAAAAAGATTATTTAAGAATTATTATAATTCTCGCGATTTTTCTCCCGGCGAATCTGATAAAAATGATCGACCCGGAAAGTTATTCTTACAAGAATTGCGTGAGAGATTTAAACCTGCCGCCGGACAAAGACTCTTACCTTGGTGGAAAAGACGCATGCGCCGGAGTAACCCGTTTAATGAATCTGGAGAATTGTGTGAAAAAGAATGATAGAGCATAATTATGTAGAGGTATAAAATATGAATGCATTTGGAGTGGCTCTCCCACTTAACAGATCCTCGGCTGATGGATTTATGATGATAAAGAGTATTAAAAAACTTATTAATCAAAATTTAAAGATGTTACTCTTAACTAATCCCGGTGAGCGTGTGATGCATCCCGGTTTTGGAGTTGGGATAAAATCATACTTATTTGAGAATTATGGACAAGATGTCGAAGCTCAAATCAATTCGAAAATTAGACAACAGGTACAAACCTATATGCCGGCAGTCCAGATAATAAAGCTTTTCTTTGAAGGGTCTAATCCGGATCGGCATCAACTAGCAATAACCATTGTATACGCCATACCCGATATAAATGTAAAAGATTTATTACAAATCACTATTTAAAACTGAGGATTTTATATGTCTGATGAACAGAAAAAAATAGTTCCTATTGATTATACTCACCGTGAATTTGCGAGTATACGTGAGGATCTAATGGAAATCGCAGAACGCTTTTATCCAGATAATTTTCGTGATTTTAGTGAAGCATCTTTTGGTTCTTTAATGTTAGATGCAGTAGCCTATGTTGGTGACCAGTTATCGTTTTATTTAGATTATAATGTTAACGAGACGTTTCTAGATACGGCTTATCAATACAACAATGTCCTAAGACATGGTCGTATATTGGGATATAAAGATCCTGGACGAGCCTCCACATATGGAAAAGTTGGTTTATATGTATTGGTTCCCTCATCGGTATCAGCTATCGGCCCAGATACCAATTACATTCCTGTACTTAAAAGAGGTTCTCGATTTAATTCTCAAAATGGATTAGGTTTTGTATTAACTGAAAATGTTGATTTTAACGCACCTAAAAATCCTGTGGTGGTGGCTAGAGTAGATACTACTACTGGCGCACCTACTTATTATGCCATTAAAGCCTATGGAAATGTAGTATCCGGGTATTTTTCTAATGAAGAAGTGACGATTGGTGCTTACGAAAGGTTTAAATCGGTTAAATTAGCCCAACCAAACGTTTCGGAGATTATCTCTGTAATTGATTCAGATGGAAATGAATATTTTGAAGTAGAATATCTTTCGCAAGACATTGTTTTTAAAGAAATTCCAAATAACAATTATAGGAATGATAATGTACCTTCTGTAATTAAACCTTATTTGGTGTCTCGAAAGTTTGTATTACATCGTACGCGGTTAGGGGTTTCATTACAATTTGGAAGTGGGAAGACCGGCGAAACAGATGTGGTAGCTGATCCTCAATCAGTAGCAATGGAGGTTTTTGGGAAGTCATATGTAACTGACACTACCTTTGATCCCACGCGCTTATCTAAGACTGACAGTTTTGGAATTGTGCCTTCTAATACCACGTTAACGGTAGTATATCGAGTTACTAATCCGACTAATTCCAATGTAGCTGCCAACGGATTAAATAAGGTTTCAATTCCTTTAATGGATTTTAATAATAGAGATCAACTGGTAGACAGCACAGTACAAACAATAATTGGCTCCCTGGAAGTTACTAACGAAGATCCCATTGTGGGAGACACATCCGCCGTTAATAGCACGGAATTAAAAAGAAGAATTTTTGATACCTTTCCCACTCAAAATAGAGCGGTGACACAGTCGGATTATGAAAACTTGGCCTATAGATTGCCGGCTAAATTTGGTTCTATTAAACGGTGTTCTGTCCAAAAAGATCCTGATTCATTAAAGCGCAATTTAAATTTGTATGTTATTTCGGAAGATCAAGTTGGCAAGCTTACGGCAACGAACACTACCATTAAAAATAATTTAAAAACATGGCTTAATCATTATAGAATGCTTAATGACACCATTGATATTCTCGACCCTTATATTATCAATATAGGAATTGATTTTGTTGTGAAACCAGCAAGCGGGGTAGATAAATTTATCTTATTGGATTCTTGTATCACAGCCTTAGCAAACAAGTACTCTACGGCATTTTATATTGGAGAGCATTTCAATATTAGTGATGTGTATCAGGAATTGAAAAATGTAAAAGGCGTCTTAGACGTGATAAAAGTAAAGTTAACCAACAAAACAGGAACAGTATATTCGGGGGTAGCTATTGACATTAATAGTAACTTATCTCCCGAGGGATCGATGTTAATCGCACCTAATAATACTATTTTCGAAATTAAATACCCGGCTACCGATATTAAAGGAAAAATCCGTTAATGGCTATTAGAAGATATACCGCGTCCGCTGATACCACCATTGTTAATGCTTATCGCCCGGATTTACAAACCCGGGGCACCGGCGCCAACATGGGTGAAGCCGATGTGCTGGAAACGTTTTCTATTTATGGGCGCGTTACCACAAGTTCGGCAGAACTTTCACGAATTTTAATTAAATTTCCTATAAGTGATATTTCAGCAGATCGAACTGCCGGAACTATTCCTGCTAGCGGAAGTGTAAATTATTATTTAAAAATGTTTAATGCCAAAACTTCTAAAACAGTCCCAAGAGATTATAAGCTTAGCATTATGGCTGTTTCACAGTCATGGCAAGAGGGTATTGGTTTAGATTTAGAGAGCTATAAGGACATTACTAATGGGAATGCCGGCTCAAACTGGATGAGCGCATCTAATACGGCTTATTGGACTGATAACAATGGAACTCTTTTAGCTGGTGGTTCTTATCATACAGGTAGCAGCGCAGTTACGCCCTCCCAGGAAACGTTTATCTTTACTCCCACTTTCTCCAGTGGTTTGGAAAACTTAGAAGTTGATATTACACCTATGGTGGAGCAATGGATCGCAGAAACGTATACCAACTATGGCATGGGAGTTCACTTTTCTGCTAGTTATGAAGCTTTTCATTCTGGCTCGGCACCTTCCGTGGTGAAACGGCGCCCCGGGCAACTCGCACTAGATGCTGGCGATAGTACCCAAAGTGTTATTTATAATCCGAGTGGTTCTACCATCTCCTATTTTACTAAACGTTTTTTTGGAAAGGGTAGTGAATTCTTTTTTAAACGACCTGTAATTGAGGCACGCTGGAATGACCGAGTTACTGATGACCGAGGGAATTTTTATTATAGTAGTTCGTTAGCACCTGCCGCAGACAACATGAATACTATCTATCTTTACAATTACATTCGCGGAAGATTAAGAGATATTCCCAACTTGGGGGATGGTAAGAAAATCTATGTAAGTATTTTTTCTGGCTCGACAGGGGGGTTCTATGAAGGTGGCGATGGAGACGATGTTGCACCTTCAAATACACCTGTGTCTGCAGCGACTGCCCAACAAACCGGCGCAGTTCAGATTTTGTCTGTTGATAAGACTTACGTTCGAAGTCCCTATCTAACTGTTGCAACTGGTGGTATTGTTTCCACAGGGGTTTATAGTGCATCGTTTGCGTTTACGGGTTCAGATAAATTATATACAATTTATGATGTGTGGTTTACCGGGAGTCGTAGCACAAAAAATGCGTTAACGGCTCCGACTCAGTATTTTACTGGAACTATTAAGCCTATGACCTTCCGGGCCCGCCAGAGTACTCGACACCCTGTTTACTATCTCAATATTACGAATTTACACGATAGATATCGTCCCGATCAAATGGGTCGTTTTAATGTATTTGTAAGGGATAAGTATTGGAGTCCAACAATCTATACAAAAGCCAATTCAGATATTGAAACCACCACAATTGTAAGCGCATCCTATCGGGTTTATAGAGTTTTAGATGGCTTTGACGCTATCCCATATGGCACCGGTAGTGAGTTTCATACTGGATTGTCATATGATGTATCCGGAAATTACTTTGACTTTAATATGACCCTATTAGAGCCTGGCTACGCTTACGCATTTAAGTTTGCATTTTATGACGAAGAATTAAATACTTGGACCGAACAAGATCAAGCATTTAAATTTAGAGTAGAAGATTATGAGTATTAAGAAGCTTTTTGATTCTAATGGAACATCCCGAAACTACCTAGCCGACTCAAATGAGAAAGAGGCGTTTCAAGAAATTGAATCAGCCGACAATTTAAGGGCTTTAAAAAAGAAACAGGACACATATGTCCCTCATGTAGATTATTCTGATCCAAAGAACTTTGCTAAGTTTGGATCGGGCTATCTGTATTATAAATCAGCCGTAGAAAGAATTATTGATTTTTATCCTTATGATGGATCTGATGCAGAACTAAATGAGTTTTATGATAAATCTCTGGATATTGAGAAATATATCTTTAACAATATGTATCCCCGCACTCATGGGTATATTAAACTGAGTGCTAATCGAGATTCTACCACCGCTGGCTGGGGTACTCTTAGTGGCACTCTACAGAGTGGGTATGGATTGCCTAGTAGTTTAGAATATATTGACTTTCAGGGAGGACCTCACACAACTTATAGTGGAAGCCTTACCGATACTCCGGATTTATTTAAGGATCCTTATTCTTCTAAACATGAAAGTTCAAATATTTATGACACTTCCATCTATACCAGTGCTGGACTCCCTAGCGATTATGGCAGCGGAACCCGCCAATCTAATTTAAGGGCCAATTTTGATACCGGCGTCACTATCGAATGTTGGGCTAAAACCGGCTCCTTGAGCACTGCTCTGACTAATAAACAAGTGTTGGTGGATATTTGGAATAGTGAACTAACTTCGAGTACGTATGATGGAGATGCCTCCAATGCCAACCCTCACTATGGACGCATCACGATTGCCTTTAATGGTCTATCTGCCGGCACGCCTTTTTTGATTACGGCTCAATCAGGAACCGCGAAGACTCCAGGCATCTTTGAACAAACGATTGGTAATGATTTAAAAGTCAACACTTTTGACAATTGGAAACATTATGCATTTGTCATGCAGAACACGGGCAGTGATTTTGTTACAAAATTATATGTAAATGGTCAGATTAACGATATTAATTATACTACGGGCGTAAATATTAATGAGATTAATTCTAAAAATATGGTTGGCAGACTTGGCTCGCTATTAACTGCTCCGTCGGGGGCTGTCGTCTCTGCCACAACCCCAGCCGGAAAAGTTCAAAGTATGGTCGGATCCGGCAAATTAAGTGGCTCTATCGATGAATTTAGATATTGGAAAGTAGCCCGTTCGGGTAAGGATATCGGAAAGAATTGGTTTGCTCAAGTACGCGGCGGAACAAATACCGACATTGCAAACACAACATTAGGCATATATTACAAATTTAATGAAGGCAAAACTGATGTCGCCGCTACGGATGCAAAGGTTTTGGATTATAGTGGCAGGCTGTCTAATGGAACATGGAAAAACTATACGGCCACTGGTCGATATACTGGATCTGCGATTCTAGAAGCCACAGCATCAATAAGCGAATACAAAGATCCTATCATTTATTCAACCAATCCCAAAGTTGCGGCTTTAAAAACAGGGCTTCTAAAAAGTGGTTCCTATCATGATTCTAGAAATAATGGGGCGTTTATAAATTTAATTCCAAACTGGATCATTGAAGAAGTAGAAGAAGATGAGACCAACAATACGAGAGTTATATCCCATATTATGGGAACTTATTTCGATAAGATTCATACATGGATTACTCAGCTTCCAACTTTTAAGAGCCCTATATATACGAGTTCGTCTTATACACCACTTCCATTTGCCCAACACTTGCCTCAATCATTGGGACTTTATACGCCCGATATTTTTGTAGATGCAGATGTATTAGAAAGCTTTATGAATCGTAATGAGTATAAGAAGTTTGAGGGAGATTTAACAGAGACTAAAAACCTTATTTATCTCAATCTATACAATAACTTAGCTAATATTTATAAAGCCAAGGGAACAGAAAAGTCCATCCGCAATGTGTTCAGATGTTTTAACATTGATGAAGACCTGATTAGATTAAACGTTTATTCTCACAACAACACTTACACATTAAAAAACAACCTCCAACATATAAATGTTATCGACAACACAGTTAATTTTAACACTAAAACCAATTTAACTGGAGTTGTTTATCAGGCTACGAGTGGATCGGATTTAGCCCCCACATGTACCTATACACAGGTGGGTACAACTGGTACCGCGATGGATGGGAAGACGATTATCTTTCCAGTTGTTGATGTAACAGGTCCATATGGTACCACTCGGACATTAACATTTGTAGATGGCCCCGGCACCACAGACGATGAATTCATATATGTTGCAGGTCCCTCCACCGCAACCCTTATTGCGGATCAAGTTGTATTAGGGGTGGAAGCTCTAGTTGCTGAATATGGCGCCGCACTTTCTGCTACTAATAATGAAGGAGTTATAACAATAATTGCAACAGCGCCGTTTGGCACTCGCGATATCCCTATTGCGACTGTTGCCGGAACAGCATTTGACGACGCGGAAGACGCAACCATCACCGCATTTGCAGGATATCCTGAGACTGGAGGTTATATTTCCGGCAGCGGTCCTTTAGGCTATGAGGACAAATATGGATTTACTGTAGAATCCGATATTATTTTCCCTAGATTTTTTAGAGAACAGGACAAAATTAATAGATATTTTATGACTGCATCTTTGTTTGGTATGTACTCCGCTTCGGTGGATTATTCCTTAATTAATGATACCACAGTCTATGACAGTAATGATAGCGCCAACTTTCAAGTTTATGCCGTAAGAGATGCACCTCATTCCAAGAATGTATACTTTAAATTATCTTCCTCTATTGAGCCTTTCCCCTTTGCGCCTTTAACAAGTAGTGTGTTTTTTAATGTTTATGATCAGGACCGATGGAATATTTCGGTAAGGTTAAAACCTAGTAATTATCCCTTAACTGATATAGTTTCTGGTTCTATGAATGGTCCAGCGGACTCTGGATTAGATGGCTATACCTATGATTTAATTTTTCGCGGAGTTAATACAGAACTTGGAAATGTAAATAATAGTTTTTCTCTGACATCGTCAGTTAGCCAAACAATAGGAAAAAACTTCTTAAGAGCCGCCAAAAGAATATATGCCGGCGCACGCAAAACCAATATTACGGGCACCCTTATAAACGAAAGCGATGTCTTATTTAGTGGAATTAGATATTGGTCAAAATATTTGGAAGATACGGCCCTCGATCAGCATATTTTTGATATTAGCAATCGCGGCATCTCGTCATCCTATGAAAACATTTCCCCATTAGATTCTAACTTGGGTTCTTACGATATTATTAATTTGGATACCCTACTGTTAGATTGGTCGTTTGATGATGTCACAGGATCAAACGTAAATGGCATTTTTTCTGTAACCGATTTTAGTTCGGGCTCTTATGCACGACAATTACAAACCGATTATGGATGGTATGGAGGATGGTCAGGGCGACAACATACTGGACAGGGGAAAGGATTTCCCACCTCGTCCGCAGACGTTATTGGCAAAGAGTTGGTTAATTCCTTTAAATTTATTGATCCAGAAATGGTAGTTTCCTCAGATATGGTACAGGTCCTAAGTGAGGATGATAAGATTTTTGATGTCACGGAAACGGTGCCCAGTTATAGATATACGCTGGAAAAAAGCATGTACAATGCCATTTCCGAAGAGATGCTTCAGTTTTTTGCTGGAGTGATAGATTTTAATAATGTGATTGGCGCGCCTGTAAACCGATATCGACATAGATACAAGGCTCTTGAAAAGTTACGACAAATCTTTTTTGAGAGAGTTACAAAAACTTCAAATATAGAAAAATTTATAGAGTATTATAAATGGTTTGATGATTCCTTATCGTTGATTATCGCTCAAATGTTACCGGCTTCCTCTGATTTTAGTCCGGACACTTATAATATAATTGAAAGTCATGTTTTAGAAAGAAACAAATATCAAAGCAAATTTCCAACACTAGGGTTTGTCAGAGCAGATCCAGATGGAAACATCTGGGGTGCTGGCGAATCAACCTGGACTTGGGCCCAAACCTCCCCCACTGAAAGTTCTCCTCGTAATACTACGATTCATCGTCCTTTCTGGCAAAGAATAGCCGATTGTAATTCCGTTGAAATTACTTCTGGAAAAGCCATAGTAGATCGACAGAGAAATAATATTAAAAAAGTAATATTTTCTACTCCATCTCTAAGCCAAAGTTATCCCATAGTCACCACGACGAATGGAACACGATATTCTAGCCAAACACTTACAATGGATCAACTAGGGAAAACATATAATTTCTCCACCACCTATACAACAAATAGCTACATTAAAGGTGGTACTAACTTTACAGACAATAAAAATATACAATTTACATATAACGCTCTTTATCCTGCAGGACCTGTAAAAACTGAGGATAGCGTATACGTTCCTCAGAATGTTTTATTGGGTTTTACAACCGACATGACTAAATTCAATGAGGCTACTAATTTTCAAGATGTGAACAAGAAACGTAAGAGATATCTTAAGGTACACCACGGAAGAGATTGGGAAGATGGTTATGGATATTCTAATGTCAAGTCTTCTTATTCGTTTCCTTTTAATATTATTACGCCGGCAATTTCTTCAGGGTTTAATAAGTTGGTGCTTGATAAGGTTACCTCTAGTATTCAAATTACTAATTTACACCATGATAGTTATGGTCCCGATATGGAAATTCCAATGCAAGGTCCTTTTACTGATGCGGTGGTGGGGGGTCATCAATCGCGTCATATCGCCATCAATAAGAGTAGTTCTGCCAACACATATTATGTTAACGGACTGGATAGTTACTTAACACGACCAGAAGCTTGGAAGATTTTGTTAGGAAGGACTATTGATCCTGATGGCGATGGATCTTTTGAAATCACCAGCGGTGCAATTGGTATGGCAGGTGCTGATTATCCGTGGCCCGAAGCCAACGCAGAAGGCGTACGCCCATACCCTATGACAGGCGCACAGAAAGCAACCTACTACCGAAACTTCGTAGCCAAATCCCCGTATAACATCAGAAATATTTTACAGTCTACTGGCTCTGCTTTGGGTAATTTTAGCCAAAATTATCAGGTAATTCATTCAGTCGGCGCCTATTCTAATCCTCGACATTTTATTGACAACCAACCTACCCTTCCGGTTCAAATTACAGAGACTCCGTCGGCTTCTCAGGGGCGTTTGTTTACGGATATTCATAGGACTGCTGACGGTCACATTGAACTAATTCCCTCCTATTCAGTGGGATATCTTACTGGAACTAATAATAAATCTATTATAACCGGCCGTTTTGCTAATCCGGGCGGAATTGAGACAATGGGAGTAGGATATAAAGATATCCGCTCAGCAGAATATTCAGTTTATAATGTCGCGCCTTATCGTAACTTAACCGTCCTTAAGCCATCACAGGGCCCCAGCGGCACTATATCTCAACCTACCGGTTCGGGCACCCCCGGTATTAGGGTTTACGATATTATGGGTAAGGATTATGGGCTTATTTCTCACCTTGCAAGACACACAGCCCGATTTGGTCGCGACCCGATCTTTTGTCTTCTTCCTGGTAAAACCTATAATCAGTTGCCTAACTTTCATAAAGTCCATAGAAATACTAAACGCCGTCTTGTGCGTACTGAAAGATATGGTCCTGCTACTACATCATCACTATATGACAATTTCTACGTGCAATATCAAATCCCCAGATCTGATAAACAATATGCGTGGATAACGGAATCATTATCCGATCCTACTAATGAGAGATATATGGGCTTTTCTCC